CCTGCTCTACAGATAACGCGGTAGTCATGCCGGTGAGCGCGGTGATATCGCTATTGGAACCACTTTTCGCTGCCGCCAAGCCAGTCCGGGCGCTGGCCTGATCAGTCCCGCCAGTACCGCCCTTGGATACTGGCAATGTTTCGTAGTTGCCGGTCGTGCCCAACGCAGCCAACTTGGCGCCATACTGATTGACCAAGGATCGAAGAGCATCGGCCGAATCTTTAACGTAACCCTGCATTGGCGCCAGTGCATAAGTGCCAGCTGCATTAGTCGCGCCCTGATAGTTCGGCGAGATCGCCATCGCCGTGTCGCTGGCGACGTTGGTCACCTCGTACCAGGCGCCGTCCGGCCCGCGGAATGCATCGCCGACCCGAGCATTGGCAATAAAAGCAGTGCCCGCACCAAGCACGGCATTGGAATTTTGGGTGACAGAGACCGTCCCGGCTTTATACCAAGGCATGGTGCGTCCTTATTTTGATCAATAAAAAACCCGCACTTGGCGGGTCGTTTTGAATTGCGCTGGCGGTCAGTTGTACGGAAACGGAAGTCCGGCAGTTTTAATAACCAGAGCTATTGGGTAGCGGTCCGTGGGAATGTTGAAAAATGAGCAAGGCATCGACCATCCGGAGGTTTGCGGATAAGACTGCGTGGTGGCGCCAGCCGCTCCGAACATGAAGGACATCCCGCCAACCCGACCGTAAGCGCCCTCTGATCCGCCGTAGCTAATATGCGGGAACAGGTTATTACCGAACATATCGCTTATGCCACAGCTTCTCGCCCACGGCAGATAGGCCGCATATTCAATGCCGGCCGAGAGGGCAATATCCACCCTGGAATCTATTTGCGGATATTTGTTGGCAGGGGTGGTGCCTTGATTCTGCCGCTGAACATTGTACCCGCCGGCGTAAGCGCTGATGTAATGCCCGTTCGCATCCAGTGCGCTAGGGCCGGGCGCCTGAATGGCGGCGACAACGTTTAGCGGCGGCTGTAATGAGTTGAAGGTAATAACCCCGTCATCCCGGTAGGTCTTAAGGTAGGGGCTTCCGGCGATGTTGTTCGCCATCAAGTCAAAGCAGTAGAACTTTGTCGCGGCGCTGCAGTTCGCGTACATGAATGTAATCGTATTACCGCTTCGCACCGATCCATTCAGGCAGCCGGGGCCAACGATGAACACGATCGGCGATATCGCGTTGGTTAACGTAAACCCCCACATGTCGTCGCCGCTGCCCTGACTGCCTCCCACCGTGGCATCCGTCCAGTTCGCCCCGTTATTCGGATCAAGTTGAGCGGACTTCAGGAATCGCCGATACCACGACTGGATGTACGCCATGTTCCCGCTCTTTACCAAGCCGTAGCAAATCTGTCTGGTATCAAGCAGAAGCTCGCCGGTGTCCTTACTGACCACGAGTTTCGCTGTCATCAATAGTACCCGTAGAAAATTTGGCAATTCGCGGAGAAGTACCCCCACCCATTAGTGGCATAGGAGTAAGCCCACGAAAGCGTGGTATCGGACAAGGTCACGCCCGGCTTCTTACCCTTCTCCATCTGCAAGTCCACCAGCGGCACAACAATGAAATAGGCGACTTTCCCGGTAGGCGGCGCCGGGATTGTAATCGCCCCATTGACGGCGCCTGTAACGACGCTTCCCATGTGCTGGCTTATCTTCATGGTCATGTCGAGCAGGACGACGCCATCTGAGCTCTTGATTGTTAGTCCAGTCATGTCAAAGGCTCAGGTCGATGCCCAGCACGCCGTTGGCGTGATAGAGCTTGACGGCCGTATTGTTGATTTGCAGGCGACCGGCGCCATTGGTCCCGTTCAGCTCCCATGGCCCAGAGCGCGGCAGCATCCACCCCTGCGTATTTGCGATGTAATCGGTAGAGCTGAGGGATCCGCCTATCTTCCCGTTGGTGATTGTTCCGTCTTCAATGAATGCTGAGCGAAGGAACACCTGGCCGCCCTGCACTGCAAACGGAACCGAAATGGCGCCGCCGGCAATGCTGTTGACGATCGCGAACCGATCCGCACTGACGAGGAACTGGCTTTGCAGGCCGGCAGGGCCATTTTCAATGCCAAGCCCAACTCCGGCGACGATGTACTGCCCAGTACCGGAGTTGTATTGCATCCTTACCGACCAGTTCGCCGTCACTTTGCCGTTCACGTCGTTGATGATCGATGTGTTTTGCTGAATGGCGGTCTGCTGGTTGCCAACTGTCGTGTTCAGCTGAGATATCTGCTGAGCTGTTGTTTGCTGGTTGGTGACCACGACCTGTTCAAGTGTGGTGATGCTGGCCTCGTTGACTCCGACCCTGCCTTCAATCGTTGTCTGCCTGCTCGCCATCGCTTCGTTTTCAGAAGTTCGAACTTTGGTTTCCGTGGCCGCCGATGCGGTGCTATCCCAGCCTTTCAGCGCATCCGCCAGTTCCCCTTCCCCGTTGTCGTCTCTCGACGATGCTCGCAATGTTTGAATAGCCGTCGCTTGAGAAGTGGCCACGCCGTCCAGTTCGGCGATATCTACGGTGTTGATTGCTACCTGCTGAGCCAGACCGTTAGCCGATTCAATCGACTGCCCGACATCCAACCAGTAAGTGGCGTTCGGTGGCGGCGTATTGATAGGGACCTGGCCTTTGGCCTGAAAGATGTGGTCGTCCTCCACGACCATCTGGCCCTTCTCGTAAACCTGATCAGGTTTGTAGCTGGTCAGTCCGTCGAGCGCATCGATCTGCGCCTGAAGCCCAGGGATCTTTTGGATTTCCTCCAGCAGGTCAGGTCCAAGTTCTGTCTCTGTAATCTGGCCGGCGATCATTTCTAGAATGTCTTCGGCGTCTGCGCTCGACTGCCCCTGCACGCCGATGCCGATTGGATGCCACGGCCCGATGTTGCCGATCTTGTCGACGATGCGACCCCAGAAATAGAACGTTACGCCGGCGGCCAAGCCAAGCATCGAGAAGTCGCTCTGCGGATAGGCAAGGTCTGTCAGCTTGGTGGCAGCCTCCAGGCTGGTGGTCGGCCCGTACCAGATTTCAGTCCGCTGGCTGTCCTCTGCGCCTGCCGGGAAACCCCACTTGAGATAGATGCCGAACAGCAATGGGGTGGCCGTCAGGAAGCTGAGCGCTGGCGGCAATCCCTCCTTGCCCTTGAGGTCGGTCAGGATCGAGTTGCGCCAGACCGACGATATGTCGAAGGCGCTCACCGCGCGGACGCGAGCCACATACGCGCCGGCGTAAATGCCAGTCACGTCCACGCTGGTCAAGCCGGTGCGCGGGAGCTTGATCCAGTTGCCGCTGTCCTTGCGCCACTCCACGTCATAGCCGACAGCGCCGGCCACTGCTGGCCAGGTAATGCTCATGGTCGCGACGGCAATGCCTTGGGAGACAACAGAGGTCGATGTGAGCGTCACGCTGGCCGGCGCCGGAACCACGGTGATCGGAATCACGCTGATCGGCCGCTCTTCCAGGCGCGCACCGGTATCGATGTGCGCAAACTTGCTCGGGTCGAATTGCAGTGCGCTGATCTCGAAGTCACCTTCAGCCGTGCGTCGAGTGCGTAGCACGCGATAAAGCGGGATCGCCAGATCATCGGCGTCCAACGCCCACTGCAATTGCGCGATCGGCGGCTCACTGTAGCTGGTGGTCACGGTCACTGCGCGGCCGTTCACGCTTTGAACGGTACGGCCCTCGGCCCGACCACCTGGCAAGTTAATGATCAGTCGATCGCCAGCCTTGGCCTGAGTGTTTCGGTCGAGCGTCACGACGCGCCCTGCCACTGCTGAGATGCGCCCACCCACTTCGCGCCCCGCCAGCAGCGAGTCAGCCACAGGGATGATGTGCCCGGGCAACGGAATCACGCCCTCCATACCGGTCTTGAACGACACGGTGCGGTCCTGATTGTTGCTGAGAATCGCCCACTTACCGCGACGCTGAGCCTCTGATGCGCGAGTGCACCCAATGGCGCTCAGTTCGGTTGGCCGATCGCCATAGCGGCGTTGCAGATCCAGATCGGAAAACGGAATGACGTCGGTGTCGTAATTGTTTGCCGGGTTGTCGTAGCTGACCAGTGCGCGTGTATACCGAGTCTTCGCTGACGCGCTGCCGTAGGAGAACTTCCCGTCGATGACGTTAGACCGGGTGAACACATAGTCGATGTCCTGCGCGCGCGGCATGTCGGCCTGCATCACTAGCTGGCCCTGAGCCCAGTAGGTCATCCCTCGGTAAATGCCGGCGATATCGCGCAGCAGCGACCAGGCATCGGCCTTGCCCTGTAGGTTCATGTCGCAAAGGAATCGTGGTTCGGTAGCACCCAAGCCATTGGGTACCAACTGGTCGCAATACTGGGAAATCCGGTACAGCTCCCACTTGTCGACCATGAACGGCTTGATGCGCTTGCCCAGCCCGAAACGGTCTTCGGTGCAAACGCCATAGGTGATCCAAGCAGGATTATTGGTCCAGGCCGACTTCATGCTGCCGTCCCAAGTACCGGTGTAGGTACGGGCGACCGGATCGTAGTTACTCGGCACCATCCAGCGCCGCGCCTTGCACCGCACCGTCACCGCAGGGATGTTAGTGAACTGCTCGGCGTCGAACTCGATATACAGCAGCGCGGTGTTCGGGTAGCGCAGCTTCGCGTCGATGACTTCGGTGTAACCGGCGACCAGCATGGTGTCGGCAATCTTGTTGCTGTTCTGGTTCGGTGTCAGGCGACGGACACGAATCTGCCATCCCGTGGTGGCGTCCGGCAGATCGATGCGCAGGGAGCGCTCGTAGCGTGTGGTGGTTTTGCCGTCTACCGCGTCCACCAGCACCTGCTGATAGGCACCACCATCCGTAGCCACATCAATTGCATATTCGATGCGGTAGCCACCGACATTGCCTTCATCGTCTTGCTGTTGCAGGGCCTGCCACGCAAATCGCATGCGCACGGCCGACAACTGGGTGTTAGTGATGGAGCGCACCCATGGCGCATCGCTGCGCAGCTCAATGTTCAGCGAGGTCTCGTTCTCGACCGACGGGATGCCCGGGATATAGGTCTGATCCACCGAACCAGGCCGCCAATCCCACTTCACGTTGGGGAAGTTGAAGTTGCCGCTGGCATCGCGGATCGGCGTGTTGTCCAGGTAGATGTCGTAATCAGTCGGAACGCCGTCAAACTCGCCCTCACCCACAGCGATCAGCAGCTTTGCCAGGTTGGTGGAGCGCAGACTATCGCTGGCCTCGATCGGCGACTTCGGCTTGCTGCTGCCGCCCTTTTCGCCGTGGATGTCCATCTGTAATGCTGCGCCCATGCTTTCCTCCAGGCATAAAAAAACCGCCTCAAAGCGGGCATCC